TATTGTCACCTAATCTTTTGCCAGATTGGAACTCTGTTTCTGCTACATGGCCAGACTATGCTATATGCCCTATAGATGGTGATATGTATTTGACTATTTATAATCCTTATTTTAATGGTGCTGGTACTTCATTACAGACTGTAGAATATTTTATTATACAGCAATATTCAGTTTCAAGTGACTCTTTTAACTTTGACGGAGTAAATTATGTAGCATCTAAAGACTTTAAATTTAATACTGATACAGAGCCAAATAGGCAATTTGGATATTTTATAAACCCAAACATAAGAGACACTATTTCTTTTATAGCTAACTATAACGATAAAGACCAGGTTACAACAGATTACTTTATAGGTGCTTTTTTAGATGGTAACTTACTAAAGGTATCAGATGCTTTTGGAAGGGGTACTACTGGTTCTACTAAGTTATTTACGTTAGTAGGTCAAGATATTGGCATAGATGAATTAATAACACAATACACTATTGAAGGTCAGTTTAAAAGCATAGGATTTTGGATTAACAGTAAATTTAATTATAGCCTTGATGGTATCACTACTGACAACTATCTATTAAAAGATATTAGGTGGGATGTAAAATATGGTATTCAAGATTGTAAGCTATGCAAGATAAACTATAGTGGCACAAGTATCACAATTACAACTTCTGATTTATTAAATGTAAAACAATAAAACTTTAAAAATGGCAATTACTTCTGGTTCAAATATGGTTCTTTATAATACATCAGTTAACCCTGGTACTGTTTATGGTGCTTCTACGACTTGTACATTTTCTACAAGCTCATCTTTAATAGAAGTTACTACTGCCGCTTCTGGGAACTTTAAAGAGTATTTACCATCTAACATGGAGTTTGAAATTACAGCTGATGGATTTATCACAAGAGACTTTTATGACTATAAAGACCTATTAGATGCTCAAATAGCTCGTACTAAGCTGAGTGTAGTATTCCAGATAGTAAACCCAGACGGAACAGTTACTATAAACGCATACGTTTATGTATCATCTATTAGCTTAAATGGGCCAGTAGACCAACCTGGTTCTTACTCTGTAACATTAAAAGGAACAGAAGCATTTACATTTGCATAATATGAAACATCTTAGAGACTACTTACTTATCATTGGATTCTTCTTTTTAGGTGTATTTGCCTATGAATCATGTCATAAAACTGATAAAAAGGCTGACTTTAGTGATATGGGTAACTATAATAAGATTAAGGAGATACATGATACTCTGTACATAAAAACGTACAGAAATCGGTACATCAAAGGGGATTCTATCCCTTTTGTGATTATAGCTACAGATACTACTACTATACACGACACAGTTCGTATAATAAACGATTACAATAGTGTTTTAGCTTACACAGATACTATTAAACAAGATTCTAATATCTTTGTGATTAATGATACTATCAGCCAAAATCGTATCAAATCGAGGTCTTTTGAGTCCAAGATTACCGAAAAAACCATCTATGTTAAGGAGTTTTATGCAGAGAAAGCTAAGTATAGGCTTTTTTACGGCATAAGAGGCGATTTTAGCCCATCTAATGGCTTAGAAGTACTAAGTCCTGGATTGATGCTAAGTGCCAAAAATAAGGCTCTAATAGGCCTTAATCTTAATATTAATAAAAATAACAATATGAGTTACTCTGGTAGCTTATATTTTAAAATAGGTAAAAAGTGATAAAGTTTTTAAAGGATATGTTTTCTGGGGGTTCAGAGGTTAGTTCAAAAAGGGTGGCTGGTATGCTTTCTTTGTTATGTGCAATAACTGGAGTATTTACAGCGTTATTATCTCAAACTGCTTTTGACTCATTACTTATGTATTCTGCTACTTTATTGTCAGCAAGTGTTGTAACATCAATTTTTAATAAGAAATAACAGATATAATAATGAGCAATTTTGACCAAATAGATAGCGATTTAACACCTTTGGGTGTAGTAACAATGGCTATATCTTGGCTTGATATTTTTGGAGTAGTAGTATTAAACCCACTATTACAAACTATCGTTTACTTGATGACTATTGTTTGGTTAGGAATGCAGATGTATGGTTTTGTAAAAAAGCAGTTTAGAAAAAAGTTCTAATTTAGTGCATCATGCAGTTATCAGCACATTTTAATCTAGCAGAGTTTACTCGTAGCGAATCAGCTAAAAGACATAATGTGTCTAATCAGCCAACTAAGGAACATTTAGATAATATCAAAATACTATGCGAAAGAGTATTAGAGCCACTTCGAATGAAGTTTGGCCCTATTATTATTTCATCTGGATATAGAAGCAAGGTGCTTAATCATTACATTGGAGGTAGCTTAAAATCACAACATTGCGAGGGGAAAGCAGCAGATATTGATATTGAAGATATGGGTGGTGCAACCAATAAAGAGATATTTGAGTATATCAAAAATAACCTTGAATTTGACCAGCTAATAAATGAGTTTAATTACTCATGGGTTCATGTAAGCTACAACTTAGGTAAGAACAGAAAGCAAGTTTTAGATGCCTTAAAAGTAAATAATAAAACTGTTTATGCCAACCATAGAGACTAACCAAACCAACCAATATGAGCAAGAAAAACGTCTTAGTCATAGGCGATACGCACGAACCATTCTGTCATCCACTTTATAGGAACTTTTGCCTTGAAGTGGCTAATAAGTTTCAATGCTCCGAAGTAGTACATATCGGAGATGAAGTAGACAATCACGCAATATCTTATCACGAATCTAAACCAGATGGCCATAGTGCTGGTAGAGAGTCCGACTTAGCTCAAGCAGCTATGTACAAATGGTACAAGGCTTTCCCTAATGTTAAAGTCTGTATCGGTAACCATTCAGCCCTACATAAAAGAAAGGCTCAAACAAGCGGTTTACCAGAACGATTTATCAAATCATACGAACAAGCATGGGATGCTCCTAAAGGCTGGAAATGGGCCTTAGAATGGGAAATAGACGGTGTTCTATATACTCATGGCACTGGAAGTTCTGGACAAGCTGGTGCAATCAACAGAGCAAGAGATGCCAGGCAATCAACTGTTATAGGTCATATCCATAGTTTTGGTGGTGTTTTATACTCATCATCTGATAAGGACATGATATTCGGCATGAATGTAGGCTGTGGTATCGATATAGATGCCTATGCTATGGAGTATTCAAGACCTTTCCCCAAAAGACCAACATTAGGCTGCGGAGTGGTGTTAGATGGCGGAAGAGTTGCTATATTTGTACCGATGCCTTTAGGTAGTAAAATAATAAGGCTTCCAAAAAAATAGAAGTTCGTTCCTGATGACATAAAGTGTGTATCATATTGATTATCAGTATGGTATGCACTTTTTATTTCAGTATCAATTAAATCGTAAATTTGTATGAGCAGAGAAACAGACGTAAAGATTAACCAATTAATGAAGGAGAAAGCTCTTTTAGAGGCCAAACTTGATTTGATTGTTAGAGAGTTGCGACTAACTGTAATAAAAAATAGTATTTCAAATGTTAATGCACATCATACAACTAACCGAGGATGAAGATGATAGCTATGAGTTCCAAGATAATACCGAGGAATCAGATGCTTACATCAACATATATCATGTTGCAAGTGTAACAGCAGATGAAGAGGATGAAAATAGATGTTTTGTTTATATGACTAATGAAGATTACTTCTATGTAAACGAATCAATGAACAGTTTTATTATGCGGTATCAAACTACCTTATATGGTTCAGTTTTGACCAAATTTTATGATAGTTCTAATAAACAGAATTAAGATGCTCTCTCATAGGTGTTTGGTTGGTTTTGGTGAAGCTCCAGGTAAAATCTGGGGCTTTTTTGTGTTCACGTTTTCGTGAACGTTCACTGTCCGTGAACAAGTTAATTAAATGAACTGTCACTTATATATATAAAAATGTAACATAGTGATACTTATTTATACGAAAAAGTGTAATAAAAAAAGGGACAGTAGAAACTGCCCCTCATACCTATTTATCTACAAAACACAACACTTTACTTTTTTTGGTACTCTTTCACTGCAAATGTAACTAATCCTACAATAGAAAGTACATATAAACCTCTAAAGGTTATATGCCATACCATAGGGTTCCATTCAGCAATAAGAAAGGCAAATGGCACATATATCATAACCATAAGTGCTAATAAGCCAATCATTGATTCAAGTATATTTTTCATGATTATTTTGTTTTAATACTAAAAAGGTAAATCCTTTGGTTTCCCTTCGCCATCTGGTTTCCATGGGTCAATTTCTACATAGAAATCTGATTCACCAGGATTGTGAGACTTCTTCATCTTTACTAAGATATTAGCCCATCCTTTGTTGTCTTTAGCGAAGTCATTTAACTTTTGTAGGTCTTGTGGGCCTAATGAGATTTTTCTTAAACTACCGAATGCTGTTGTTAGTGTGAAGCATCTCCCAAGGTAGAGTTCTTTTGATTTAGACATTTTGTTTGGTTTTTATTGTTATAAACTTTTTTTAATTTGCTGTTTTAACTTAGTTAGGTATAGACTAAAATCTAATGCCTCCTCTATTGCGTGTTCAATCCATTGTTCTGTTATTAGGTCGTTTCTGTCAAGGTCAGTTCCGTACTTCTCAAAACCAATTCTTGCTCTGTCTTTTAAACGATTAATAACATTCTCAACGACTGAATCGTACTCGTAGTTATTCTCCATCTTTTTTATATTTTTTTACTTGTGCTTTTAAGGCTTCTCTCCACTTTAAGTCTACAGTACCATCATCCAAGATGTCTTGAATAAGCTGTATAGTCTCGTTAGATACAAACTCTTTAGCTTTCTTAGTAGCTTTTACTACTTTTTCTTCCTTGCTATTAGGAGTAACATATAAAGGTTCAAGACCTTTGTTTTCTAATTCTAAATTTTCCATTATTTTAATATTTTAATTCTTTGTTCTAAACACTCTCTATAAGTTTTCATTGCATGAAATTGAATAAGCAATAAAGATTTCATGTTTTCTTCAAAACTATCAAACAATGTTGATTGAAAAACTGCTTCCAATTTTGACAACTTTTCTTCAAGTTGCTCTTGCTCTATTAAGAGTCTTACTACATGTGGTTCCATAATTGTTGTTTTTAACGACCCTGGCCTA